GGCCTCTCTCCCGATTACCTCCGGGTCTCGGGGAGGCTAGGACCTTCGAAGGCACCCTATTAGGTGACTTCTACATTTTTAACGATGTAGGGCGTAAGATTTGGTATTTTAACCTTTTCCGTACCAATTTTCTTCCTTCCACTAGGAAAGGTATACTACATCAGTTAGAACCTTTTAACCGGCTTCCAACAGATGTGATTGACAAACTGTCAAAGTCCAGTGAGACTAGTGTTAGACATTTAATCTACACTTGGCGTGCAATTGAGGACAATTGCAGGCTAGCATCTCCAGTGCTCATGCACTGTAAGAGGAACGAGCTTATTTCTCGCCTTTGGAGATGGTGCGTGACAACACACGTACACAATCCCAATTTAGTCTTGAAGACCTGGAAACAGGCCATGTTACACCTAAGACATCTAATCTCGGGTGATTCAAGACATGCTGTGCGTTTTCCCAGGGAATTGCCTGGTAATCTCGCAGGGCGAATTGGTGCCTTGTGGTATGATACTTTCCCATGGCTATGGGATATCTTTTATGATAGGGACCTAAGTAAACAACTTAGCGAACAAGTAACAATGCTCACACAAACAAGGAACTTTCCTGTACCGGTTACTACACCGGAATCGGAAAAAAGTGAGATCTTTGAATTCCAATGTGAATTACAAAAACCACCTGTGGAAATCCCAAAATGGGTCCAAGGTGTCTCACGATCAATAGCAGAGGGTTGTCTAATAGGAGACTCTCTGTTTCCCCACATATCCGTATCCTTCTCCGCATCAGAAGATCTGACGAGGAGTCAGGGAGGGAAAGGCATAGAATTACTTCGATTCTATGTCGATCGGTATGTGAGGACCATCCCACTAGAGCAGCAACGTGCTACTACGTGGTTTGGAATGGAGTATTGGATAGAATATGGTTTACCGAAAATGTATACCATGTGTAGGAACTCAATGCTGGATCCAGCATTTAAGTATTTCCTATCCTCGTCATTCAGGACGTATGACGCTACCAATACACTGGTGGAACTATTCCTTAACGGAATATACTCAAGTAGAACACTAGAGGAACCTATCTTTGGTATAGATAGGGAGTTACCACCCCAACTCTACCAGATGTGTATCGAACTTTTAATAGAAAACCGATACCTGGGAGAGCTTAAGCCTTTCTTCAATTACGATGATATTGAGAAAGGTCTTGGTTCGTTAATAGGTACTAAGCCTATTCCTTGCAGAGCTCACTGCGTAAGGGAACCAGGAGGAAAACTTAGGTGGGTCACGATGGAACCTTCCTATGTTAACGTTGCTTGCCAACCTGTAGCACATATGCTAGCGGGTATACTCAATCGAGTTCCAGCATTATATTCTGCATTTAACAGAAGCTGGAAGGCATGGGACTTTGCTGATATGATGTCAATAAAGGACCCACAAGACTTGGGAAAAGGATCAGTAGGTGTCTACGATCTTACCTCTGCGTCAAACAACCTTGATAGGGGTGTTTGCCGTGTGATGGTCCACACAGTACTCAATGAGTTCTTTGGTGGAACACAAGCTTGGCCGTATGTAGAAATAGTACTCTCCTTAATATTTAGGGATAGGACTGTCACAATTTATGAATTGGAAACGAGCTCTTCGCCCATTCTACATACATTCACTGCAACCAACGGATTGTTGATGGGCAATGCCGGTACAAAGGAAATCCTTGTACTCTGCAGTGAACTTGTCCATAGAAAGGTAAAATACGACCTCTCTATGGACCTTCGAAAGAATTTCATATGGCTGATTGCCGGAGATGATGTTGCTTCTTACTGTCGTAAGAAGACTTTCGAAGATATATTGGAAACGCACAAGTTAATCGGCAATGTGATTAAACTTGAAAAGACATTCTACTCAAAAAGGTGGGTGCCTTTTTGCCAGGGTGCATTGCACCTTAGCAAAGTCAAACTCTTTCATCGAAAGAGATTGATGCATATCCAATATGAGGAACATTGTTGTGTTGACACTATTATGTCAAGACTACTTGTTCCGTTCGGTATAGAATCAATGGAGGGAAACCCAACATCCCGTAATCCCACAATAGGGAAGGGAGCAGCTTTAAAAAAGTTGCTTGATTACTATCCGAGGAAGGAGTTATGTCCTATGGTAATAAAGATATTCCACAGGAACATGGGGAGTCTGTTAAATGCAGACGTCTTCAGTTTCCTTCCGGCCTCCATAGGTGGACATGATTGTCCACACTTGATACCCGATGAGGTATTATGGAGTAGATTAGTTGAGGAAGCACCTCAAATAATCTTTCCA